CACATATATTTTCATCGCTACTAGAAAAAATAAGTGAAGGAGTGGGTGAAATAAGTGTGTCATTATCATATACATTAACATTTAATTGTAATGTCGTAGATTGTTGCAAATTAACTTCTGACCCATTTAATATATGAATGCTGTATTTTGGTAGATGTTGCTCTTCTGCCGTCCATTCAAGTTTTAATATGAGAAGTCCTGGATTAATTATATCAGATAAATCATTAACCTTATAATTATTATTCCCAAGTTTGTACGTATCTCCACGTTTAATTAATACAGTAACTTCATTATTAGGTACACGAATAATAATATCGGTACTAGGTTGAATAATATATTTTGTTTCATCCGTACCCATGCTATATAACCTTGTTATATCTTCAATAATACATGGCACTTTATATAAAATACCGTTTTTATATACATTTAAATCATAATAAGACTTTGTTACAGTACAAGACTTAGAAACTGTAGTATATGTTACATCAGTACATATCCATTTTGCACCGTCAAATTCAAATATATCTCCAACTTTTACTTCATAATCAGGTGTTCTAAAAATTATTTTTTGATAATTATCATTTCGTTTTGACAGTGTTTCAGTATTAAATTTACCAACAACACGTACAGTTATAGGATTGCCATTATGTAATACTTCTTTTATAGTTGTCGTGTTTTCATATTCCGAATTTACTAATTCCTGAAATTCATCTTTGTAAATTTCTGAAGGAGTTGATTTTGTTACAGATAAATAAGCATTATAAGCTTCATATGACATTTAATCAACTCCTTTCTAAAGTTTAGACCAATCAAAATTATTATATGAATATTGTACAATTTGTTTGTCAACCATTTCTTTCATTGTGGTTAACAATTCTCTTTTCTCTTTAAGATTATTAGCTTGACTATACGTCTTAAAATCGGTATCTTGAAGAAAGTTTCTAAGACTTAATATATCATTGACTTCTTTAGNTAACCACTCAACTATCATAAGATTAGAAAGAATAACTTTTTCATCTGTAGATAAAGTTTGGTTAAAAATTCTATTTTCATCATCTCTATCTTCTAAATCTGTTTTGCATTTTCTAAAATTTGTTATAGCTTTAATCAAAAAAGGTATTAAATAATTTTCCATATCTTCTACAGATTTTTCATACAATCTATTTATCCTGTAATCCTGAATAGAAGCAAGAAATAAATCAAATACTTCAGAGTAGGGTGTTGCCATATTACCACCCCTTTATTTGAGATGCTCTGCAATTTCATATAAGTCTTTTCCGTATAATTCACTAATTAAGCTACTTTATTTCTATCTACATATTCTTTCTTGATTATCTTATCTATAATTAAATCAATTATAGTTTGCCTAATTTGTTTTGTAGTTCCTACAAACAAATCTCTTATTTTTTCGTTTTCATAATCTAATATCTTTTCAATTGTGTTTTTATCTAATATTTTTTCCATGTCTTTTTCGAGATAATGAACTTTTATTACTTCATCATCCAAAATCACGCAATATCCTTCTTCAAAAAATTTTCTTTGATGAGAAATAATTTTAATTAAATCCATATATAGAATAGGCTGTACTTCACCAAATCTATTAAATCTTACTGGCGTTTTGTCACTATCATATTTTTTAAGATTAAGTCCACCTGTATACAAAGACATAACTTTTATAGGTTTGTTCATTGGTATTTCAGGGAAAACTTCATTTTCACCTTTTATATCATTATTTTTCTCCACAGCAGAAACTTTTTCTGACATCAAAGTTTCAAGTTTTTTCTTTAATTCCTCAAGTTCTCTTTCGAGTTCTTCATTTCTTTTTACCAAATCTATATTTTCAGTTATCTTAGTATTTGTTTTAGCATTCGATTTGCCTGCCATTCAACAATTCCACCTTTCTTCAATAATAATTAAATAGGGAAGTGGAATACACCACTTCCCATTATTTATAATTAAGCTGTTACATCCATCATTCCGTATTTAGCATTGGTAGCAATACCAACTGCCCAACTCTTTCTAAGAGTAGTAGCTTGAGTAAGATTAGCAGTTGTATACTGTGCATCTGTAATATTCAAAGTAGTACCTTCAAAACCAATCTTTACAAGCTTCTGTACACCAGTAGAAATGAAGTACAACTTATCATCTTCAAGAGCGAAAGAGTAATCTCCTGCTGTATCATCAATCTTCTGAGGAATTTCAAACAAGTCTACACCCATGAAAGTAGACAAATACCCCATCNGATTGTAAATTTCACCAAGTTGCATCTTGAGATAATCATTAGCAGGAAGTATCTTAGAAAGTGCAAGTTTAGTACCAAATACAACGCATCTTGCACCACCATTAGCAGCCTGTACTCTTTGAGCAAGTTTTACAAATCCTTCTTCAGTGAAAGATGCTTCTTTGAAGTTAGCAGGAAGTGTAGCATATGTATCATTAATTGCTTTGTAAACATCTAAAGACAATTCCTTTTCCATAGCTAATGCACACTTCATAGTATATTCAGCAAAATTTCTCTTTCCACACAAAATTCTATACAAATCTTCTTCTACAGTTACAAAACGAGGTTCTGGAATAAGAGTAACCTGACCATTAAACTGTCTCTGTGCAAAAGTATGTCTCTTACCATTAGCACCTTTTGTTACTATAAACAAATCGCTTGAAGCAATATCAAATACAAAATTATCACCAAATCCACCATTCCTGACTTCTGCAAACTGCATAAAATCGTTTGCTACAACATCAGGAATAACCATGTCTATCATTGAACCAATTACTGCAAAAGTAGCCCATCTATAATTGGGGTTAGTTCTCCATACAGCATCAGAAAAACTAGTATTGTTTACTCCTGCAATTTCAGCAATTCTTTTTTCAATTGCATTGTGCAGTCTCTCAGTCTTTTCTTCAAACGAAATACTATTATCATAATCTACATTAGCCTTAAAGGTTATTGCTCTATAATGATTGAAATAATCTCCCCATGCTTTATATAAATCAACATTACCATTAGCAAATTTCAATACATTTTCAGGTATTTTAATCATATTACATTCCCCTTTCATTTTATATTAATATTTTATGCCTTTACACAAATAAACCTATATGCTGTTACTCTTTCATTACCAATTGATACAAAAGTATCTCCTGCATACTTATAAGCAAGGGAAACACCACTAATATCATTTGTCCAAGTAAGTTTAGTAGTACCATCAGCGGGAGCTATATAAGTATTTGCACCCTTAGTACCAGCAAGACCATCAACAGTAATTACAACTTCATCTCCAACCATAGGCTTATACATTGTAAATACCTTACCAGCAGGAATGTTAAATTCTCTAGGGTCGTCAGTAAGTCCAGAATACTTGCCATTTACAAGTACATTTACAGGTTCATTTACCATATAGAAAATATCAGTTGCTAAAGTAGCAGTAGCAGGTTTGTTTACAGTGTAAACAAAAGCCTCATTCTTAACAGTAGATTTTTCACCCAATGCAACAACATGACCGTTTTCAACTGCAAAATCAGCCTTACCAAATTTATTCAAAGAATCAATATTTTTTGCAGCTATTTCACCAGCTATTAAAACAGAATAACTCATATTACATCCTCCTTTAATTTTTTATAATAATATTTTTTTTAAAGTCTATTCCACAAACTCTTGTTTGTGTTATCATCAACAATATCTATATTTATTGGAACTCTTATAGAGCCAATATCACCCTTCTGCTTTGATTTTGTAACACTATAAGCAAACGCTTTAATAGCATTACTAAAATCATCTGGATTGCTAAATTCTTTAGCCTTTTCACGCCATTCATCAATCTGTTCCTGTGTTAAATCATCAGCGACAGAATTGATTGCAAATTCAATTTTAGATTTTCTTTCTTGTTCTTCAACATTAGTCTTAAATTCAAGAAGTCTTGCGTTTTCTTCTTTTAATGTTTTATTTTCTTCTTCAAGAGTAGAAAACTTTTCTATTTCTTTTTCTAATTCAGATACTTTTTCCTTGTAGATAGCAATATCATTATTAAGCTGTTCTTTCTCTGTTGCAAATACCTTTTCTTTTTCTGCAACTAACTTATGTACAAATTCCATTAAATCGTCTTTTTCATCTTCATCATCATCTATAATGACATAAGTCATTTTTGCACGTTTTATACCTTCAAGATTAAGTTTAGCTACACCATCTTCAATAGAGTATGGAATAGCAACAGTTTTATTTGATTCTTCATCCATAGCATAAATATAATCTTCATCGTAATCTCTCATCCAATATTTGCTACATTCCATATCTCCATTTTTGTATTTGACATCATTACAAGCAGATTGAAGAATGTTCCACATTTCATTTGCAGTAATACCAAAGGTTTGAGCAAATTCCTCCTTATTAAATTTCATATCTTCACCATCCTTACATGAAAAGTTACTTGTATCTAAACCAAGTATTTTATAATATTTTTTTAATTTTGCTTTTGCAGATTTATAATAGTCTGCATTTGCGTTTCTTTCTAAGAAAGAAAGTGCAGTTTCACATCCAGACTTGCATAATACTAACGTATTATTTTTTATTCTACATACAGGATATTTTAGTTTTAAACTTGGTGAATCTTCCCATCCTTCTTCAACAACCAAATAGCATTTCTTAACTAATGTTTTGTAATTTTTGGCTCTTAAAATACTATCTCTTAATTGTATTTTGTCAACACTACCCCAAGGTGTAGTCATGTCTGCTGCTTCTTTAGATAAATCTATCTTTATAGGGTCTGATTTACCCATATCTTCTTTAGGCACAGCAAATAATATTTTCTTTACTTCTTCAACCATTTCAGAAAATTTTAATACAGTTGCTTTTGCGTTAGGAATAGCAGGAGAATCACCAATCAATGTTACACCTAAAAAAACAAACGATAAAATCTCTGTTTTATCGTCATTTTCTTTTGTTTCAACTAACTGAATTTCCATTGATATAGGCTTTTCACCATCGTGCTTTTCAAACACTTCCATTACTTCAGGACAATAATACTTCCATATGTAAGCAGTAGCTACAAGCCATAATTCTTCATTTTCATCATACTCAAACCTAATATCATCTTTNGATAGTACAACTCCACATGGGATTTCGTCTACCTCATGCCCCATGAAGTCTTTCGTGTATTTATTATATTTATAAAGTATTGGTTTGCCAACAAGGGTATCTGCTGCTTGTCTTATAGCATCTTTGGTTATGGGAAGATTATGTTTGTTGTCACCACTTTTAACTATCCACATTTCAATTTTTGATAGTTGGTTATCACTGATATCNTGTATATTATATTTATTTACTGCAAAACTTAAAACATTATCCACATTTTCACCACCTTTCTATAGGGTAGGGAAGAAGTGTTGACGTACTCTGCACGACTAAAGTCGGCAGATTCTTTCCTGTATTGCTACAGGCTACATTGCATATTCGGTTCATACCGAATACCAATGGGGGACGCCATAACCCCAACTACTTGGTTTTCACCAAGATACTTTTTACGTATATTTATAGCACCAACTGCATCTCTATGATACTTAAATCCACATTTACATTTATAATTCCTATTGTTTGGTTTGTGCTTATTATTACACATAGGACAAGTTTGTGATGTATATTTTTCATCTTGCAATACTACTTTCATACCTAATCTTTCTGCTTTGTATTGTATCATTTGTCTTACTTTGCCAAAAACCCATTGGTGTAATCTTTGATTAGCAGTTGTGCCATAATCTATATTTTGCCTTATATTTCGCACATCACCAATTACAACTGTCTGAACACCCGATTTATATAGTGTTGAGACTAATTTAGTTGTTTGTTTGTGCAAAATATCATTTATTTGATTCTGTATTTTAATCAGTTGTTTTTGTTTAGATTTTAATATCTTTTTCCATCTTTTTGAACCTTTCTTCTTTTTGTCTAACGTACTTGATAATTTTGCTTTTAACTTATTTTGATATTGTCTCTTTGACCTTAATAACCTCCCATTGATAATATAACTTGTATTACCATCATATGCTACTGCTAAATGTATTTCTCCTAAATCTACTCCTGCAACTTTATTATCTAATGGTTTATTGTTTTGCTCTTCTTGATAAATTGCTCTTAATTCATATTGTTTACCATCCCAACCTATTTCAACAAGTTTAGGCAAATTATATTCCCAATTAATAATTAATGGCTTATTACCCTTACCATTAGATAATATAAGTTTATTGTCTTTTATTTTTATAGCACTGGATTTCCATTGAATTTTATAATACTTCCTTTTCTTGTATGGAGGCTTAGCGTTTTTATCTTGTTTCCTTCTTTCCTTCCATGATTTAAGTGAATTACAAAAACTTTGTACTACAGCATCAGCACTATGAGCATGTAGTTTATCTGAATTATATAACCTCATTAAACTGGAAGGTTTTAGCCATATATTCTTTTTTCTAACAACACGCCAAAATCCAATTAATGTTTTAGTATACAATTCGCCTGCTGCTAATGATAAACTATCTAACTGTTCTGTTTTGCCCAATTTCATCTTTCTAACATAATACATAATTTCACCTCCTTACAAGATAAGTATAACATAATATTAATATAAAATCAAGTATTTTGCGTCCTAACCACATGACTGAAGTCAGTGGCTTGCGGACGCTATAGTTCTGTCATTTTTTAGGAAATGCCAAATTACCAGTTTCCTTATTCTTCTTCCATTCCAACAATGCTTTACTCAATTCTTCTGTTTTAAGAAAAATCCATACTATTTTCTTATCATTTTCATCTATTTGTCTTGATATATATTTTATATTCTTAACTTCACATAAAAACTTTTTTAAGTTTTTACTTTTACAATAAAACTTTTTTTCATTGATTACATCTGGATTACTTACAAACATTCCAAATTAACTTCCTTTCNATTAATCATATTCGTCTATATCCTTGTCTATATTGCTTCCAGCCGTTTCCGTAATTTCACTAGCTTCAGTTTTAATGTCACCCTTTGGTCTACCACCTTTACTATCTTCTTTCGACATGGTATATGCTGTTTTAATAGGTGTTAATTTATCAGGAAAACCAAGCCACTTCATAAGAAGCATACCTGAATCCAATTCTTTTATACTCATACCTTCAGCAGAAGCAATCTTAGGTGTTATAAAGCCATTTTGTGCTAACTCCAAAGCATGTTTTTGTCTATCTTCTCTATCATGGATTGTACCTTCAAATTTAATCTTAAAACGATATTTTTTAGTTAATCTATTTACATGATAAGTACAGAAATCTTCAAACTGCTTATATAATCTTTCAATAAACGCAGAGTCTATAAGTTTAGATATATTCATGGATGCCACATTCGGACGTTCTGTGCTAAAGGCATTTTTATCTATGCCGCTTTGAGCAAATATATTATTTAATGCTTTTAATACTACATCACTTTTTACTTCTGATGCATTATCAAAAGAAAATATTTCTGGATTTTCCAAAGGTAATGCTTTAATATCAACACTTGATGGTAAATTGTTTTTAGCAATTTTTATAAATTCAGCCAATGTATTAGGGTCAACTGCAAAATCATCTGCTTTTGAGCCTGTTTTATTTTCTTTGTTTCTTGGAACTGCACCAAGTATTATCTTATAAACTTCCAAATCTGCTTTTATTTTTTGCAAATCTTTTAAGTATGGCATATCTGCCAAATCAATAAATACACCCATTAAAGGCGGAACTAATCCAGCAAAATGAGTATGAAATTTAAACACCCATCCATTTTCAGGATTTATCTGTTGCCAATACATCCATTGTCCATTTCTCATTTCTGCACGAATATTGGGGTAATATGTTTTGTTTTTCTGCATATCTAACGCATTTTTATAATACTTCTTAAACTCTGGTGCAAATCCATTTATATCAACGCCCATTTGCTGAAAATACATAAGATTAAATGAGTATAAATACCCATACTCCCAATAAGAATCAATCATACACCAATCAATAGGCATTTCCTGTAAAAACAAAGCATTGTCGCTTTCACGTAAATATACAAAATATCCGTCCTCTAAACACATTTTTAATAATGCTTTTGAAAATTCTTTTTTTACATTAAACTTATCAAACCAACTACACATATTATCATAATCTTTTTTAAATGTAGACTTTTTCATATCTTCTTCTGTAGCATTNATAGGAATAGGATACCAGTCAAACGTAAGTATGTCTGCTAAATAATGCACCATACGCTTATATGTTGTTTGGGTATTATATAAATATTGTGATAATCTTCTTAATGCTTGTTCATTATCTCTCGGATTAGCGATAAGTTTTTTTATACGCTCTCTGTCTTGTTCAGCAGGACGCATGTTTATATCTTTAAGATAATTATTTGCAAGTAAAGGATTAAATAAATAAGCATTTAACTGTGTAAGACTTCTTGCAAATTCTAATGCAAAATTAGAATCTTCTTGAGTTTCTTTACGTGGCACAATGTCACCACCTTTCTATATGTAACTATATTGAAGTAGTATATCAAGAGTATTACTTTTATCTTCTTTTACTCTTAATTCCATTTCTTTTTGTTTTATATAATACAATCCATATGCTAAACTACTATATCTGTCTTTTCTATGTCCTGCTGGTTCAGTTAGTTTAATAAAACCACTACGTACTTCCATTTCAAGATTAATCATTTCAGTAATTAATCTTGTTGTTTGGAAATAACAAGCGTTTAATCTTGCAATATCAGTATCATCTAATTTTAAAGATTGTTCATTGTCAAGAATATATTCACGACCTTCAATTTCATTAACCAACAATTTTATTTTACGTTTCTCAAATTGAGTTTTAGTATATATAGCCATTTCGTGGTTTGTTTGCGTGGCATTAGCACCAGTAACTTTTATAGAATATATTACTGGTAAGGCATCTCTATCATATGCTCTATCTTGCATTTTTTCATCATTAAATGCTGTAAATGCAGGATATTCTATACCACGTGCATTATCGAACGTAACTTTGGTACATTCATCATAAATGCCTATAGCATTACCATTAGTATCCATTGCAACTATATCACATTCTAAATCATAGAATAATTGTTTAAGACGTAACGCTTGAATACTTGTATGCTGACCTTCCATTGTCTCTATATATTCAACTGATTTTATGTATTCATCATTATTTGGAATACACCTAATAAATGTAAAAACAGTTTGGTCATTTTCACGACCGCCCATAAAAGCACAGTCAACACTTAATAATCTAAACTCATTCTTATGTTTGGGTTTATAAAATTTATTTTTCTTTAAGTCTCCTTTAAATTGAATATAATCAGAATTAGACAATGGTATCAATGGTTTAGTTATGTTTCTGCACTTATTCAAATCATCAAATTTAAAATATGCTTTTTCAGACTCACCAAAAGGTATTGTCTCCATCTCAACTTGGAAAGAAAGCGGATCAAAGTCGCTTTCGCTTATTTCGTCTATTATTCTTTGTCTGTCAATTATTCCATGCTTTACCCCTAATTGATAAGGAAAACCACAGGTAAAATATCTTCTACCTGCAAGCATAGCGTCTTTAAATGCCAAAAACCTATCCCAACTCCAATGGCTTTTCAACCAACACGAAGATAAATATATTTCAGTATTAGGCTCTTGTATTCCCTNNTATTNTTTATGTTTTAAATANCCTGGNTGTCTACGAGAAGTCAAGAACTTCCTTAAAACCTTTTTTATTACGTCTATGTCAACCATTCTAAATTCATCAACAACTAAAACATTTGCTCTTGCACTACGAGCATTATCATTAGCAGCAACAACTTTTATCCAACTGCCATTATGNAACCTAACAATAGGGTCATTTATCGCTGTCTTTAATTCACATATTTCCCTTTGTAAATTCGGACAATCGTCGTAAAATCCTTTTATTTTCTCACTTATTATGTTTAAACTTTGTGATTTTGTACCTGCTGCTATACATATTTTTGTGCCAGGGTATAAAATACATCTTACTATACAATAAAGGGCAACAAGATGCGATTTGCCAATTCCCCTCGCTGCCCACCAAAGAAAATAATCTACATGAAACATTAAATATATTAATATTTTTTGAAATAACGAAAATGGAGTAATTTGTAAATATTCGGAAACGAACCTATGCGGATTTTCTCTCCAATACCCAACCCATACAGCAAGACCATTCATAAATCGTTCTTGCTTCATCGCATCTGTTTGTCTATTAAAACTTCGTCTTTGTTCAAATACATTGTCTTT